GCCAAAGAGCGTTACCTGAAACTCCAAGGTGCTGTAGAAGGATTGAATATCCTGCAGGATCAAAATGAACCAGATGGCGAAGCACCCGAGCGTGAACTGCTTACCGAAGCAGAGGTTGCCTAAGCTTTAGTATCCGACTTTCTACCCTTCTCTCTGTTAAAGCAGTACTTTACGTACGGCTAAATAGATAAGAAGGGTATTTTTGTGCGATGGCGTCACCAAGTACGAGAACTGAATTACAGAACTATTGCAAGAGGCAGCTTGGCGAACCTGTCTTGCAAGTTAACGTTGCCCAAGAGCAGATCGATGATCTGACGGATGACGCTTTGCAAAAATTTGCAGAGTGGACATACAACGGCACCGAAAAAATGATGCTGAAGCACGAGATTACGGAAGATGATGTCACAAGATTTAAATCGCAAAATCAAACCACATCAGTTTCAGGAAGCGAGTGGACTGAAAGGGATAACTACATCCCTATCCCTGAACACGTTTATGGTATTAATCGTATTTTTGGTATTAAGTCTAGTGGGATCAGAGGTGCTCTTTTTGGTATTGAGTATCAAATATTTCTTAATGACCTCTACCACTTTGGTGCTGTAGATATTTTAAATTATTATATGACTAAGAGTTATCTAGAAACTCTTGACTTTGTTTTGAACAACGGAACATTTATTCAGTATAGATGGAATCAGAGACAAGATCGTCTTTATCTTGATACAGCAGCTGAGGATATTAAAAAAGGTGAGTTCCTGATTATCGAATGCTATAGAGCATTGGATCCCACCACATACACACAAATTTATAATGATCCATTCCTGAAGAAGTATCTCACCGCTCTCGTAAAGAGACAATGGGGTACCAACTTGACAAAATATACTGGTGTTCAACTGCCTGGTGGGATTTCTCTCAATGGAGAAAAGATTTACACCGAAGCTGTTGCTGAAGTAGAAAAAATAGAATCTGAGATTCTTTCTACTTATGCCTTACCGCCCTACGATCTTATCGGGTAATGCCTACTAGTCCTTACTTTCCCGCTTTACACGGCGGTACATCTGGAGAACAGGGTCTTGTACAAGATCTTGTAGATGAACAAATTAAACTTTTTGGGAGTGACATTAAGTATATTCCAAGAGTGATGATTCAGGACGATGTGTTGAATGATGTCGTTCTTTCACGTTTTGAGGATATATACGTAGTGGAGATGCTTCTACAAAACGTAGAAGGATTCGGTGGAATGGGTGCTGAGCTCGTTACAAAGTTTGGTCTCCGTATCACAGACGAAGCAACATTTGTTGTTTCTGTCAATAGGTGGAGTCAAGTTGATGCAGCAAATCCGCAACTTCCTGATCGACCCAATGAAGGAGATATCATTCATTATCCCTTAACAGGTGATAATTACGAAATCAAATTCGTTGAAAAAGAAATGCCTTTCTTCCAATTGGGGAAAGTTTATTTCTACACCATCACCGCTGAAATTATGGAGCGTGGTAACACTCTCTTTGATACTGGCGATCTTGCTGTTGATCAACTAGAGAAGGAAGCTTATACCTTCCCGATTACACTGATCAATGTTACTGGCACCTTTGCTGAAGGTGAAGACTTTACAGCAGCTGGTGGTGCTTCTGGTACTGTCGTAGACTTTGATTCTGGCACTGGTAAACTTACCGTTGTCTATCCTAAAGGATCGTTCCAAGAAAATGAGATTGTCACAGGTCCAAACGGCAGCGGTACTATTCAATCGTTCACTACTGTTACCATAGAAAGTATACAGTATGACGATAATCAAATTATTGAATTCAAGGCAGATGATGTCATTGACTTCTCCGAAAGAAATCCATTCGGAGATATCGGAAATAAGACAGGTAGTTTCTAATGTTACAGTATTTCTATAACGGCACTATTCGGCGTACAGTCATTGCGTTCGGTACTATTTTTAATAATATCGAATTGCGTGACTTAGACGAAGCTGGCAACGAAGTGATTCGCGAAAAGGTTCCTCTAGCATATGGTCCTAGAGATAAATTTGTCGTGAGATTGGAAGATCTACCTAATGTAGACAAACAGTCTCAGGTGACTCTTCCGAGATTATATTTTGAGATGACTAGTTATACGTACGATGGTACGAGAAAGACTAGTCCTATTCAAATATACAAGAATACGGATGACGCAACTGGCGGTGTCAGAAAGCAATATATGCCTGTTCCTTATAACATAGGATTTGAATTAGGTATTCTTGCTAAGTCTCAAGATGATGGTTTGAGTATCCTGGAACAAATTCTTCCATATTTCCAACCAGCTTTTAATATCCCTATCAAGATGATTCCTGATATGGATGAAGTTAGAGACGTTCCTGTTGTTCTTAACAATGTTGATTACACCGATCAATATGATGGAGACTTTAAGCAACGTCGTTACCTAGAATACAGATTAAGTTTTACAGTAAAAACATATCTCTACGGTCCTCTTACCAACATCAGTGTTATTAAGAAATCTATTATGGAGATTGGTAATATGTCTGACTCGAATAGAAGAAAAGATATTCGTCTTACATATACACCTAAGGCACTGGAAGATAAAGATGGCGATGGTGTGATTACATCAGCTGATGATGCTTTAGTAGCACCAGATGACAACTTTGGTTTTAATGAAGGTTTTGAATTCTTATGAGCAAACTAGACGAAAATATGCAAGACGTTTTTAATCTTCCTGACGAGGAAGTCGAAGTGGTACAGTCTACAGTTGTTCCAGAAGAAAAGAAAGTCAGAGAAGAAGATGTCACGAAGGACTATGAATATACTCGTGGTCAACTTTACAACCTAATAGAAAAAGGTCAAGAAGCTTTGAACGGTATTCTTGACGTTGCTGCATCGTCTGATCATCCCAGAGCATACGAAGTTGCAGCTTTGATGATTAAAAATTTAGGAGATACAACTGATAAGTTGATGAAACTCCAGAAGGATACTAAAGAAGTAAAAGAAGGAAAAGACGCAAAGGGTCCGTCAACAGTAAACAATACTATGTTTGTTGGTAGTACTGCCGATCTTGCGAAGATGCTGAAACGTGCAGAACTAGAAGGAAATGAGGAGCAAATAGATAAATAGAAGAGCCTTGATTGTATTCGATGCCTGACGAAGTTAAAAAAGAAGACCCTAAAAAGAAAGGTCTTCTCGGTAAAATTAAAGAGGCAGCAGATGACAAAGAAGAACAGCTTGCTATTCTGTCTACTTTTGTTAGGCTCGGCATTCTTGTGTGGAGCGGGGGAATTCTCACGCTTGCATACATCAAACTTCCACCTGCACTGGGTATCCCAGAGCAGAAACTAGATCCGACTTTTATTGCCAGCGTCTTCACTGGAGTTTTAGCTACTTTTGGTGTCCAGGCAGCGAAGAAAGCAGGAGAAGGTGGTGGTAGTAATGGTGGTATCACAAAAGACCAGATGGAAAGATTGATTGAGAAAGCAGCACAAACTGCACCTTCGCAGACTATTCGTCTTGAGCAGGGACCAATCAAAATTTCTACAGATGAAACCTACAAAATGTAACGATGCAAAAAATTATTAACGTACTTTCAATTCTTTCATTTGCCGTATCTGGTGCCATCGTTGGTGGCGGTGCATATGTATATGCAAATAAAGATGCAATGATCGAAAACGCAAAAGATCAAATCGCAGCTGCAGCTGCAGAAGCAATTACAGGAGCACTTCCTGGAATGATGGATGCTGCTATGCCTGAGATGCCAGAACTACCAACTTCAACAGGACCCGCTTTGCCTTTCTAGATATGTCTGACCTCAACTCAACCGACCAAGCACCACGCAAGTCACCTATTAAAGGTATTGCATTGACCTTGGGTGGACTCTTTGCACTAGCGCACGTTGGATTGTTGGGGTATGTCATTCATAGACCAGAGCATCCTCAAGTCCCTACCATCAATATCCCACGCGGCACACCGTATTCTTCTTACAAAATTCAAGCAGGTAAGGAAGGTTACAGTATCGAATACAAAGCAAACGATCCTGCTATCCTTGAGTCACAGAAATCCTTAGACCTTACTAAAAGTAAAAGTGGTTTCTTTGGTGGTAAGACATTTGAAGACCGCACCGAGTTTCGTAGTGATCAATACACTATGGATGGGACTAGAAATATTGGGGGTGTTGACAGCGAGGGAAAGTCTGCGAAAGACGTACAGTGTTTAATAGCGGACGCTGGCGCACGCTCACAAGGTGCAATGGCAGGTAGTGCTCTAGCTGCTGGTGTTGCTGCTCCTGCCCTTGCTAGCGTCCCCTACGTGGGTTGGTTGGCAGGTGGATGGGCATTGCTCTTAGGACAGAAAGTAGGATCGAGTCTCGGTTCTACAGTTGGTAGTGTATTTGATGATTGCTGATGGACATCATTATTAATGAGATAAACACTGATAGTATCTCAATTGATGATATTAATTTCAAACCAATTACCAACAGGTTGCCATCAGTACCTCAAGTATATCAAACACAACCTGTAGTTGTAAATATTGGCGTCCCTGTCATTAATATGCCTGGATGTGTAGAAGCTCACGAGCAGAATAAAAAAGATAACTTTGCAATTAATGTAGAAGATCCTAAAGGCGTAAAGGTATTTTGTGATGCTGGAACTCCATCGTACAATCCGATGGACTACGATAAAAAAAATCTCGATTTTAGTAGTGAAGCTCCTGTACCTGCATACAAAGGATCAGAAACTAATCCACCTACAGACACAAAAGCACCAGGTACTCCACCACCACCTACTCCACCACCACCAAACATTCAGTGTCCTACTCAAGAACAGTTATCTAAAGAACCCGTGGGGTTCCTGTTCGATAGTGGACGCAAAGAAGTATTAGGATACAAGTTGGTTGGAGACCAATGTATCCGAGAGGTAGGTGATGTACCTATAGTTACACAAGTATTAAATGGATTACCCCCAACTGGTGTTGTGATCACCACTGGGGGTATTGCTGTAGTTGCTACTACATCTGCACTGCTTGCTAAACCATTCGCTGACATTCTTCTGAAGGTAATCAAACCTACAGTGAAGAAAGTTCTGAAGAAGGTTGCTGCTATTCGGGGGAAGAAACCAAAGGTTGAATCTGTAACGGAACGCCGAGCAGAGCAGCGTCTTCGGAATGAAGCGATTGCAAAGCTTCGGTCTGTTGCGGCGAAGAGTCAGAAGAAGAAGAAGTAATAGGAATAGCAACAGGTATAGAATGATTATGCTGTTGGATAGTATTTACGTTCTGCACTACGACATCGGCACATATTTTATAGTAAGGACTTCTGGGATGAAAACTAATTCCATCCTTCATTAGTTGACCACAATTCTTAAGTCTCGCAATCTCAAAATCCAATCTTTTATTGGCAGTCAGCTGTTTCATCATCTCAATGTTAGAAGCAGCTGCTTCTTTACATAGCTCCTGCAGTTTCTTGTCGGTAGGTGTACTCCACGTCATAGAGAAACCAACACCTAGACTGTAGTTATCTTTCTGTCCAGTACGTGTTCTCTTATGGAAGAGAATGTCACCTGGATTGTCGATAATGCCGTCCCCAACAGCATTTCCATCATCATCGAAGGCACCAAAATTATCACTGATATCATATACTGGATCGTTATAATAATCTTCGTATGGTTTGGAAGCAGACGCACTTCCTGTTACATATGGCGTGAAGTTTCTGGTGGGTCCTTGACACTGGATTCCACCACCATATGTGTTAGTGATATACGGTCCTTGTAATACCTGAATAGCTTGATTGGTAACTGAGCCAGAGCTATTTGCTACGGGAGATGCGGTTGCACTTACACCCCCCACAGTTTCCGCATTTACAGGGGCAGCTACACTTACAGATAGGGCAGATAGACATAATGCTTTTATTGCGAGAAGATACTTGTCGTGTCGGTTACGCTTGTAACCTCGGTCACTCTGTTTATAATTGTGTGATTTTGCAATCCAGGTGCTGAAAGAGTTTCCGTAAACTGGAAAGCTGATCCTGGTGTCGTTTGCGTGAAGGAAGGTTTTGATTGCACCCCAATCCATTTCGATGCCACTCCATTAATAGTAATGTTATTTTCATTCATACTAGGGGAAAGATTCCCGCTAGCGGTTACTCCCGAACCAGTCGCGGAGTATTGATAACCAGTGGAATAATCCATACTGTTTATCGTTTCTGTTATCGTTTGTGTTGTCTCCGTGTGGCTCGACATTGATCCCTGTGTGAAATTTGGGACCACAGGGACCGCCTGGGCAGGAGCAAGTATGGCACTTGCACCCACCGCAGCAAGGACAGACCAACGAATCATAGTTTTCATTGTTACTATCCTCAGTCAATGACAGTGATCTCACTCACAAATTGTCCAGTAGCTGTCGTACCAGCCCCGCCAGCAGTCACTCCGATTACCCCTGCCGAAGTAATTGTACCAGCTAATGCTCCAGCAGTACCAGCAGTGTAAGAAGTTACATTACTGAAGTTAGGAACAGCTCCTACAGTAGGAGCACCAGTTGGGACCGCATCAGCCTGTGTATAAGACTGACTAAATGAGAACGCAGTACCTGCTGTGTCTTGAGTAGCAGCAATAGTGCCAGGAGCATATACTCCAGACGTGATCGTGCCTACAGACACTGTGCCTGCTGTGTTACCGTCAGTAGTATCAATGTTTGAACCAGAGATACTAAATGAGGAACCAATTCTTGTCGCTTGAGTTCTAGCTGCATCAACAGTTAGTTGAACGCTAGAAGCGTGTTTTGATACAAGTCCGCCAGCTTGTGCAGCAGATGCGGTCATCAGAATCATTACTAATGGCAATAATTTAGTCATTAGATAGAGAGATAGAGAGCTTATCCAAAAATATTTATGTTGATAAATAGTTGGGGAAACTCCTATTTTAAAAATATGCGCTCCTTTAAAGAAATCCTCAAGGATTTAGAGGATGCAGGATTGAAAAAGATCAACGAACGTTTTAAGTTTAGTAACAAAACTACATTCGGAGTTAGGGACGGTTGCTGGTCTCACAGTAAATGGTCTGATCTAAATACTAATAAAGAGTCTTAATTACAATGTCCAAGGTTGTACTCAAAAATACACAGACAAAAGCCGTAGTAAAAGTTGTGAGTGAAAACACAACTGATATTGCAGCTGCTGATCTTTCGTACACAGTTAAAGTTGAATCTGGTGATGTAGGTTTTGGCGCATCTGGCAGTAGTGGTTCTGCTGATAGAGTTCAGGTTGCAGAAAGATTAGAAATCTGCAGAGTCATCTATAGTCAAGATGCTACTCACTACGTAGAACTGAAGCGTGCTGCTGATACCGTATTGGTTTTGGGTGGTAGCGGAGACATTGATTTTGAAGGTCAAGTCTGCGAACACGAGGGATCTACGTTACCTATCACAGTTGCAGCGTCCAATAATGGACACAAATACACGGTTTATTTGTTTATCAACAAAATAGGTGTTGCATAAAAATATCACTACTAGATATTGTAGTTGAATATTTTTTATGAAATTTCTATTTGCTTGCATCACAGTACTATTTTTGGCGTCTCCTGCTTGGGCAGTAGATGTAGTGATGGGAGCTGGCGGTAACTTGGTATTTGAACCTAACGATATTACAATCTCTGCAGGAGACACGCTTCACTTTGTCAACGAAGCTCTACCTCCCCACAATATTATTGTTGAGGCACGTCCTGATCTTTCTAGAGAAGCATTACTTTTTGCTCCAGGAGAATCACAAGACGTTGTATTTGCAGACAAAGGGGACTATAATTTCTTCTGCGGTCCTCATCAGGGCGCAGGTATGACTGGAGTAATTCACGTAAATTGAGGTAAAGATGAAAGTTGGAATGATTGGGTTGGGTCGTACTGGTGAAGGTATGGCTCGCCGTATGCTTGAGAAAGGAATTGAAGTCTGGGGTTACAGTAGTACTAACTACGAAAATGCCTGTGGACAATATGAAGCAGGACATCTTAGTGGGTGTGTAACTTCACTGGAGTATCTTGTTCAAGCAGTTAAATCTGATACTAAGAAATTTACTAGTGCTGGTAAAGTTCCTGGTATTTTTCAGATCACACTCCCAGAAGTAAAAGTAGAAGACACACTTGATGAGTTGCTACCTTTACTTGAAGAAGGTGATATAATTATTGATCACAGTAACAAAGACATACCAAAATGTCAGGAGCTTGAGAAGTATTGCTCTAAGCTTGGCATCTCATATATCTTCTCTGGAGTATATGGCGCACCCTATGCTGTCGATGCCTGCTCTAGAATTTTTCAATCACTATCACCAGGGAACGTTGAATGACTTTTGCTGATGTCCTACTTTTCGGATCACTACCCTTTATATGTGCCACCATTTATTTCGGGCACAGAAGAGGTGAGAATAACTATTATGAAACCGACGCCTACTCAGGAAATGGAACAGCGCATTAAAATGCGTTTTGCTTTTGCTATGTCCTCATTTGGTAGGATGTTTAGACCAGATCATATTACACTTGAGATGAGAGATCTTTGTAACGAATGGTCTAAGATCGAAGAGCAACCACCTCAAAGTGATTTGTATAACGTCGATCGGTATTTTTTAGAACTTTGGAAAACCAGGAATGAATCTATCTAAGTTATCAATTGATATTTTAAACGAACAAATTAATATCTTGAAACAAGAAAATTTGTTATTAAAGCTTAAGCTTGATCAATTAAATAACGAGTGGGTTCATCCTAGATCGTGCCTACACAATTCAGATCCTTGGCGGGAGTTTATTGAGTAATGAATAAAGTTTCTAACGTAAGAGCAACAGGATTTTTTCTACTCAGTTTTATAGCACTATTTGTAGTATGGGGGTTGGGTAATGCTTATCCTTATTAGATATACGATGGAGCATCAGTGGAGTTTGGGTCTCCTATCAATGATCTTAATAGTAGTTCCTATTATAGGAATGGATCTCGTTCATAAATATGGTTGGGAGCACTGGGAACCTTTTACGAGGAAACATTAATGAATCCAGTAATTTTAATCGGTTGTTTTACGCCGCTGGTTTTAATTTTTATAGTAATGAAACTTGCCGTATGGGTATCTGCTGTTAATACAGAAAACTCTTATGTCGGAAAAGAACCTCTACGAAAACGAGGACCCTTCGTGGCGAATGCATATGCAGATGTTGACGATGAGGAAGAGGAATATGGAGATCGCACAGACTATCGATGAAGCTCTATATCAATACTACACAATAGAAAGAGGCAAACCTGTTCCTAATTGGAGATATATTAAAGATCAGGATTGGTGGCAAGAATATTTGAAAAGTTTAGGAATTGATCCGAGAAACCCGTGAACTATGAACCCCTAGAACCAAGCTTTGCAGCATACTTTGAACTTAGTATGGAGGATTATACAATCATCCTCAATGCATTACACTACTATAAGAAAGTTGAGAAGCGAGGAAACTTTCAGCAATATGATGATGAGAGGATTAATAAGTTGAGAGATAAAATGGCGTATCAACTGGTACCACCTTTTGATGATATCTATTTTCAATAAATTATGAGTACATTGTTTGTTTTTGTTTTTATACTACTACTTACTATTGGTATGGAGTTAACTCTACCAGTTAAGAAATGAATTTACTATTGCGTCCCTTAGATAATCCAGGCGATCCTGTATGGTCAGTGATTATCTTGGTAATCATTGCTGTCGGATTGGCACTAGGTTATGTCATATACATATTAAGGATATCATTTACAGAATTAAAAGATGGGAGCAATGACACCACCAAGCAGGAAGAGCTGCTACAACTTCCGAGTGACGGAGATCAATCGTGTCCTTGATGGTGATACTATTGACGTTACTATCGACCTCGGGTTTGATCTATACAAGAAAGAAAGAGTTAGAGTTGCAGGCGTTGATACGCCAGAGAAAAGGACGAAAAACTTAGAGGAGAAAGCTCTTGGAATCGACGCAACCAACTGGCTCAAAGAAAAACTGGAAGGTACGTTGGCTGGTGATGATGAGTTGTCTGTTAGGACTGAACTTGTCGGTGGCACTGGCAAGTATGGGCGTCTTCTGGGTTGGTTATACATCGGGGATGACACAGTGTCACTCAACGAACAAATGATCACGGAAGGTTATGCTCACGCATACGATGGTGGCACCAAGGATATGAACCTTGAAGCACTGAGAGAGATTCGTAGAGCACACGGTACTCTCGATGAATGAGGAAAATACCGAGTGGCATTGTACGATGACCTTAGGTATTGATGAAGTTCGTATGATGTATGATCATCTAGACTACTCCATAAGGATGTGGCCAGGTTCTCCCGCTAGACCATACGAAGAACAAATTTGGATGGACATTCTAAAGAAACGAATGTTTGCTATGATGATGGAATATAATCTTTACGAAACCTGATGACAAACTCTTGGTCTTTACTTTACGACGCAATGGAAGAAAATAGAGAATACTTAGAAGAAGAGCAGATGCGTGAGCTACAACGTAAGCTTACCAAAAAACGTAGCGAAACATTGAGGGAAGAACCTTGCCCTTTATACGAACCTGAGTTCTTGGAAGAATAATGCCTGCACATAGTGATGTATATCTTGGTAATCCCAATCTTAAGAAAGCTAATACTTCTCAAAATTTTACCAAGAAACAAGTAGCTGAATATATTAAGTGTAGGGATAACCCTGTTTACTTTACTGAAAAGTATCTGCAAATCGTCAACGTTGACGCTGGTCTCATATCTTTTGATATGTATGATTTCCAGAAAGAAATGATGTGGAAGTTCCACAGAAACAGATTCAACATTGCGAAGCTTCCTAGACAGTCTGGTAAGTCCACAATCGTGACGACTTACCTGCTTCACTATGCGTTGTTCAATGAGAACGTTAACATCGCTATCCTAGCAAACAAAGCTGCTACGGCGAGAGAGATGCTTTCTCGTCTGCAGTTAAGTTATGAAAATTTACCGCGTTGGATGCAGCAAGGCATTGTAGCGTGGAACCGTGGTTCACTGGAGTTAGAAAATGGTTCAAAAATTATTGCGGCTTCTACTAGTGCCAGTGCTATCCGTGGTATGTCTTTCAATATTGTGTTCCTGGATGAGTTTGCGTTTATCCCCAACCATATATGTGATCAGTTTTTTAGTTCCGTTTACCCGACGATTAGTAGCGGAAAGAAATCAAAAGTAATTATAGT